TAAAGTACAAGAGTTACACTGCGACTAATAATATACCATTAGTACTTAGAGGTAAACAATTACAATAGTAGTTGTTTACTATCTAAATACGATACACACAAGACTAAAAGAAATTATTGATTTAGAAAAATAAATTAACGTTTTGACATTTAAGTTCATATTTATATATGAATGGTTACACAAGTAACAATTAACAAATTAACAATTAACTATTAGGAGATATTAAATGGATATTACAGCAATCCGCAAGAGGTTAGAACAACTTCAAACTTCAAATACTAAAACTAATAATCTTTGGAAGCCACAACCTGGTAAACAGGTAGTTCGTATTGTGCCTTATCAGCACAACAAAGACAATCCTTTTCAGGAACTTTTCTTTCATTATGATTTAGGTGGAAAGACTTATCTTTCTCCAATCACTTTCGGTCGTCCTGACCCGATTGAAGAGTTTGCTCAGAAACTACGTTCAAGTGGTAACAAAGAAGATTATCAGATAGCAAAGAAACTTATGGCAAAGATGAGAACATTTGCTCCTGTAATCGTTAGAGGTGAAGAGTCTGAAGGAGTTCGTTTTTGGGGCTTTGGTAAGATGGTTTATCAAGAGCTTCTATCTGTAATCGCAGACCCTGATTATGGTGACATCACAGATGCTATGAATGGTCGTGATGTAACGGTAGAATTTATTTCTGCTGAAGAAGCAGGAAAGAATTTTCCTGTTACTAACATTAGGGTAAAGCCTAATCAAACTCCAATCACAGAAGATGACAAACTTCTCGATAAGTTGTTGAATGAGCAACCAAACATTCAAGAGATGTATCAGGAACGTTCTTATGAAGAACTAACTGAAGTTCTTAATAATTGGTTGACTCCATCTGATGATGAAAAGGAAGATGAAGGCGAGTCCGTAACTACTGAAGTTCTTTCACAGAAAACGGTAAAAGATACTTCAGAAGCATTCGACCAACTCTTTAATAAGTAAACAATAAGAAACAGAGGTGGTTTCAAGTAACGGGACCACCTCTATTGTAAAGGATATGTATGGGTAAGACTAAAGACGATTTAGCTAATATCTTAGCTGATGGTTTAAACAAAAAATTCAAGAATTATAAAGTAGCATATTTTCTTGATGGTAGTGATTCAACTCCCACAGACATTCGAGAGTTTTTATCTACAGGTTCAAGTATCTTAGATTTGGCTATTTCAAACAGACCTAATGGTGGTATTGCTGTTGGTCGTATAACTGAAATCAATGGATTAGAATCAAGTGGTAAATCTTTACTCGGTGCTCACATACTTGCAGAAACTCAGAAGAAAGATGGTGTCGCAGTTTACATAGATACTGAAACAGCAGTTAGTGAAGAGTTTCTACAGGTGATTGGTGTTGATAGTAAGAAGATGTTATATCTTCACTTAGAAACGGTAGAAGATATCTTTGAAGCTATCGAAGAAATCGTTACTAAAGTTCGTGAAAGTGATAAAAATAGATTGGTAACTATATTAGTCGATTCAGTTGCTGCGGCTTCTACTAAATTTGAGATTGAAGCAGACTTTGATAAAGATGGATATGCAACACACAAAGCAATCATCATATCTAAAGCACTTCGTAAGATTACTCAAATGATTGGTAGACAACGAGTAGCACTTGTATTTACTAATCAGTTAAGACAAAAACTTGGTGTGATGTTTGGAGACCCTTATACGACATCAGGTGGTAAGGCACTTCCTTTTCACGCCTCAACAAGACTTCGTTTAAAGAACAAAGGTCAAATTAAAGATGCACAAAAGAATACTATCGGTATGACTATAACTTCACAAGTTATAAAGAACAGATTAGGTCCGCCTTTGAGAAGAGCAGACTTTCCTTTGTACTTTGATAGAGGTATCGATGATAAAGCATCTTGGTTACAAGTGATGAAAGAATACAAACTTGTTAAACAAACAGGTGCTTGGTATACTTTAGAATATAAAGGACAAGACATCAAATTTCAATCAAAAGACTTCGAAGCTATCTTAGGAGAACACGAAGGACTTGAAGAGAAATTGTATGATGAAATTTGTAGTGTTTTAATTTTAAAGTATGATACTTCAGCACTTGGATTAGATGACGTTGTAGAAACTGACAAACCTGTAGATGATATAGAGGACTTAGTATGAAAATATTAATAACAGGTGGAGCAGGATTCGTTGGTACTAATCTAATTTGTAAAATCTTGAAAGAACAACCTGAAGCCGATATTCAAGTGTTGGATAATTATTCAACAGGATATCATTATAATCAGATAGATAGTGATAGAGTTAAATATCACGAATTTGATGTAGCAGACTATTTCTTCAATAATCATTTAAATGATATATTGGGTGAATGGAAACCTGACATCATATATCATCTTGCGGCTTTAGCGAGGATACAACCTTCTTTCAAAGAACCGATGAATACATTTTCATCTAACGTAGTAGGTACACAAAACATATTAGAATGGGCGAGAACGAATGGTAACATTCAAGTAGTGTATGCAGGTTCAAGTTCAACTCACGGAGACCACTTCGCAAATCCGTATACTTTTTATAAGTACAACGGTGAGTTGCTATGTGAACTATATTCTAAAGTTTATGACTTGCCTACTATAATAACAAGATTCTATAATGTTTATGGTGATTATATGATTCCTTCAGGTAGTGCATATGCGACCGTGATTGCTATATTCGATGAGTTAAAAGAAGCCGGTGAACCATTAACGATTACAAACGATGGTGAACAGAGAAGAGACTTTACTCACGTATTGGATATATGTAGTGCGCTGATTGCTTGTCAAGGAAGAACTGATTTGAAAGCAGAGTATTTTGAATTAGGTACAGGTAAAAACTATAGCATAAATGAACTTGTTGATTTGTATAAATCTGATAGTGTTAATGTTGGTCCAAGACCAGGAGAAATGAGAGAGACTCTTTGTACAGATACAAATGCTCTTGAAATTTTAAATTGGAAAGCAACACACAAACTTGAAGATTACATAGCACAAAAAGTAAAAGAGTACGATGAAAAAACGATACTTGAGTCTGCTTGACGAAATAAAAAATAATCCGTCAAAGCCAATGGAGTTAAATGACCATGTGTTAGTAATAGATGGTCTAAATAACTTTATCAGATGCTTTAGTGCTATTCCTATGATGAGTGACAATGGTTATCACGTAGGAGGACTAATAGGGTTCTTGAGGTCGTTGAGTTATATAATAAAACTTATACAGCCTACAAGAATCCTCATAGTCTTTGATGGTAAAGGTGGTTCACAAAAAAGAAGAAAACTTTTTCCTGACTATAAAGCAAATCGTGCTTTTAAATCTAAACTAAATCGTAAAGTAGAGTTTAGTAACGAAGGTGGTGAAAGACAATCTATGATACAACAGATGTCACGATTGATGGAGTATTTAGATTGTTTACCTGTACAAACTTTTTCGCTTGACAATATGGAGGCAGATGATGTAATTTCATATGTAGCAAATAAGGGAAAGTTTACCCGTTGCACCATAATGTCTACAGACAAAGACTTTCTACAATTAGTAGGCGATAGGATAAATGTATATAGTCCTTCAAAGAAGAAGTTATACAATACTGAAACTTTAATGGAAGAGTATAACATTCATCCTGAGAATTTTTTGATGTACAGAATGGTAGATGGTGACAAGTCTGATAATATAGATGGTGTACGTGGTATAGCATTGAAGACTTTATTGAAGATTTGTCCTGAGATGTCAACTGAACCTGTAGCTTTGAAAGAGTTAGTTAGCAGAGATAACAGATTAGAAAATAATTTAGACATTTTGAAAAGAAATTTTGAATTAATGCAGTTGTCGGACATAATTATAAGTGGTAATGCGAAACAAAAGATTCTTGACTTTGTTGAACAAAAGCCGAACTCTTTAAATAGTTTCAAATTTCGTCAAATGTATTTAGAAGACGGATTCTCAAATGAGATTAAGAACTTAGAAGTATGGTTGAGAGAAAGTTGGTCAACCTTAGACACACTTACACGTAATGGGTAGAAAGATAAAATATAAAACTGAAGAAGAAAAACGACAAGCCCAATTAAAGTGGTCGCAAAATTATTATCTAAAGAATAGACAAAGAGTTTTAGACAAAGCACGTCAAAGATATATGAATAAAAAAAGTGATAAGTTAAAAAAGGAACTTTATGGCGAGTAACGAAAACTTAAATCAATATAGTCCTACGTTTCAATCTAAAGTAGTATCTTCACTATTAAGTGATAATACATTTACAGCACAAATTTCAGATATTATGAATCCTGATTTTTTTGAATCTGATTCTAATAAATTTTTAGTCAAGACTATAATGGAGTATTTTGTAGAGTACAAGACTGCTCCCACACTCGAAGTCTTAAAAGTTAAAACAGACGAAATACAGAATGATGTTTTAAAGGTAGCAGTAGTAGAAAGTTTAAAAGAATCTTGGCGACATATAGAAGCTACAGACTTAGACTTTGTAAAAGAACAAGTACTTGGATTCTGTAAGAATCAAACATTAAAGAATGCTATCATAGAAAGTGTTGACTTACTTGAAAATAAAGACTATGACAATATAAAAAGAATTATTGATGGTGCTTTACGAGCAGGTACTGACAGAAATTTAGGACACGAATATCTCATCTCACTTGAAGAACGATTGAATCAATCAGCACGTGATACTATAAAAACAGGTTGGGATACTATTGATGAAGTTATGGATGGTGGCTTAGCAGGCGGAGAATTAGGCGTTGTTGTGGCTCCTGCAGGTATCGGTAAGTCTTGGACTCTTCAAGCATTAGGTGCTAATTGTGTTCGTAATGGAATGAAAGTAGCACACTACACTTTAGAGTTAAACTCTGAATATGTTGGACTAAGATATGATACAATATTCTCAGGAGTTCCAACAGGTAATTTAAAGTTTTATCAAGAAGATGTACAAAAGAAATTATCAGCATTAGAAGGTTATTTATTAATAAAGTATTATCCAACACGAACAGCATCAGTACAAACACTTGCGGCACATATCAAACAGATGGAGTTACAAGGCAATCTTCCTGATATGATTCTTGTTGATTATGCTGACATACTGAAACCTATCGGTAACTTCACAGAACGAAGACATCAACTTGGTAACATATATGAAGACTTGAGAGGGATGGCAGGTGAATTTGATGTTCCAATATGGACTGCTTCTCAAGCAAATCGTTCAGCATTAGAAGAAGATGTTATTGATGCAAGTAAAGTAGCTGAAGATTATAGTAAGGTGATGACTGCTGATTTTGTTATGAGTATGAGTCGTAAGGTAGAAGACAAGATAGCAAACACAGGTAGATTTCACGTAATTAAAAATAGATTTGGTGTCGATGGTATTACGTTTCCAGCAACAATAAATACTAATACAGGACATATTCAAATATTTGATAAACAGACTCAACAAGGCAAAAGTGTGCAAGGTAAGATGAATAATCACGAAGAGTATTTAAGGAAAACTCTTGGACAAAAATATCAAGATTACAAAGAAAAGGATGTAAAAGGCTTTGATTAAATCGTGTATATATTCTAATTATAAATGTTACGTGGCACAAAGTAATAAGGATACAAAGTAATGGAAAAATTTAAACTTTCAGATAATTTCATAAATAAATATAAACGTAAAAAGGCACCCTTTGGTTTCAATGGTCTTGGTGAATTAGTTTATATGAGAACCTACTCAAGAATT